TATGACTAGCGATAGTGCTACACTTATCCCAACTCAACAATCAGTTAAAGCCTATGTAGATGCTCAAGCACACATGACAGACGTCGGCATTGCCGGTGACTCTGGTACTGGAGCAATTACAGACTCAGAAACATTCACCTTAGCAGGTGGAACTGGTATTACATCAGCAGTTTCAGGCAATACTGTAACCCATACACTAGATAACACAGCGGTATCAGCAGGATCATATGGTTCAGCTAGTACTATTCCCGTTATCACAGTTGACGCACAAGGTAGACTTACAGCAGTATCAACAGCATCTACAAGTTCAGCATTAACAATTGGAGCCGATAGTGGTTCTGATGATGTTGTAACAGTAGGTACAGATACTCTTAACTTTACTGGTACAGCGAACGAAATCGAAACAACAGTTTCAAACAATACGATTACTATTGGATTACCAGACGATGTTACTATTGGCGGAAACGCTACAGTTTCAGGTAACCTAACAGTATCAGGAACAACTACAACTGTAGATTCCACAACACTATCCGTAGCAGATCCATTGATCTCACTAGCTACAGGCAACAATACATCTGATGTCGTTGACATTGGTCTGTATGGTTTGTTTGACACTAGTGGTTCACAAGATATATACGGTGGTATTTTCAGAGACGCTAATGACTCTGGAAAATGGAAACTATTTAAAGACCTACAAGAAGCACCAACAACAACAGTTAATACCTCAGGTACTGGCTATACAGTTGGCACTTTAGTAGCAAACTTAGAATCATCCTCAGCAACTATCACAGGCGGTACTATTACTGGTATCACTGATTTAGTAGTAGCAGATGGTGGTACTGGTGTTGGCTCATTCACAAGCAAAGGTATTTTGTTTGGTAATGGAACAGGTGTTTTACAAGTTACAGCAGCAGGAACACAAGGTCAAATATTACAAGCAGGCGCTGGTGGTACACCAGAGTTTGGTAATGTTGACGGCGGTTCATACTAACATTATAAAATAGGAATAAATTGAGATGGACGAACAATTATTAAATGAATATATTAATAACTTGGCAAATCAGATTAATACTCTGAACCAAGAGAATATTTTATTAAAAACAAGACTCGGTATTTTCGAGAAAAGAGAACAGATAAGATTGCAGGAAGAACAACTAGTTAAAGAGAGACAGGCAGAGGTTCCAACAGAGCCTCAGCCTTTGCCTCAGGAACAGAGTACTTACTCTCAACCTGAGCCAGAGCCTACTCCGGAACCTATTGTTGAGGCACCTGTAGAACCTGAGGTAAAGGAACCCAAAACACCAATGGTGAGGGCACCTAGACCTAAAGGTTACAATCGAAAAGTTGATGGCCCTTTGCCATTAATACCTGATCCCAGATTTGAAAATACAGAATCATAAACTAAGGAAACAAAACAATGGCAACGGTAATAAAAATAAAGAAATCGGAAACAGCGTCATCGGCACCATCAACTAGTGATCTAGTTGCAGGTGAAATTGCTCTTAATACAGCAGATAAGAAATTATTTGTAAGAGACTCTAATGATTCTATTATAACGGTTGCAAATTTTACTGAAAGCGATCAGTCGTTAGTTTTTCCAACAGGAGATTATGGTTCGGTGGCATCGGCTTTAAGTACAGATGCCTTCGGTGAATTGTTGGATCAAATATACGATCTGAATACAGCAATAAAATATCGTTTAGCAACAGAAGACCTTGGGGCCTTCAGTTAAACATATCAACCTATTTTAAAGGAGACAAATAGATGGCAGTTACAGTACAGTTTAGAAGAGGCACAACAGCACAGAACAATTCGTTCACAGGTGCTGTCGGTGAGCTTTCGATAAACACAACAAATAATTCTATTAGGGTCCATGATGGGAGTACAGCTGGCGGAACCGAGTTAATGCTCGCTTCTGCAAGTAACATAAGTGGAAATGTTCCAATAGGAAACATTTCCGGAACAATATCAGCTAGTGCCATGGATGATGGATCTAGCATAGACGGCGGAACATATTAATTTTTTAGGAGAAAACAATGCCAACACAAGTACAATTTAGACGCGGAACAACCGCTCAAAATGAAGCTTTCACTGGTGCGGTAGGTGAGATTTCCGTAGATACTACGCTAGATACAGTTCGTGTCCATGACGGTTCAACAGCAGGCGGTATTCGACTAGCCAGATTTTCAGAGATAGAAGCTGGAGATATAACGGCAGTCGTAGCAGGCACAGGACTTTCAGGAGGCGCAACTAGCGGTAGTGCTACAGTAAACTTATCCCACCTAGGCTTAGAAAGCTTAGCAGACCCAAATGATGATCAGATTATATTTTGGGATGATAGCGCAGGTGCAACTGCGTTTTTAGATTTAGGTACAAACCTAGCAATATCTGGAACAACAATAAATGCAACTGACACAAATACTACTTATTCAGCAGGAACAGGTGTCACACTTAGCGGTACTACTTTCAGTATACCTCAGGTTATAACAACAACTAGTAACCCTACTTTTAATACAGTAATAGCAAAAGGTATCACAGATGCCGATGCCGATACTAAAATACAAGTAGAAGAGTCTGCAGACGAAGACAAGATTAGATTCGACGCAGCAGGAACAGAAGTTATGAACATGACTTCAACAGGACTATTCCCAAGTGCAGATGATACATTTTCACTTGGTAGCTCATCACTACAATGGAGTGATTTGTTTGTAGGACCTGGTTCTTTATATGTTAATGGACAAAAAGTATTAGAAGATTCCTCAGGTTCAATTGTTGTATCTGCGGATGCTAACCAAAATGTTAGTGTACAAACATCAGGTTCTGGAGACGTCCAATTGGATGCTACAGGAACTGGTCTTATTGCACTTAAATCTACAGTACAGATTGAGGACGGTAATAATATTACTAACTCAGCAGGTAATGCAATTACATTTGGTTCAGGCTTATCTTCAGACTCACTTACATCAAGATCAGCAGATACTAATTTAGTATTAGCAGGTAATGGTACAGGTATTGTACAAGTAAGTGATGCTTTAACAGTAACAGGAAACCTTACAGTTCAAGGTACAACATCTACAGTTAGCTCTACAACTTTAACAGTTGCAGATCTTAACATCACAGTAGCCCAAGGTGCAGCCGACGCAGCAGCAGCTAACGGAGCAGGACTTACAGTAGACGGTTCATCAGCAACCCTTACTTATTCCTCATCTGATGATAGATGGAATCTTAATAAGGACTTAAATGTAACTACCGTATTCGGTAATCTTACAGGTAATGTTACTGGTAACATAAGTGGTAGTTCAGGTTCAACAACAGGTAATTCAGCAACAACAACAGCATTATCTAATGCTAGAAATATTGGTGGAGTATCTTTTGATGGTACAGCAAACATTAACTTACCTGGTGTTAACGCATCTGGTAACCAAGATACCTCAGGTAATGCAGCAACAGCTACACTTTTAGCAACAGCTAGAAGTATTGGTGGTGTTTCATTCAACGGCTCAGCAGACATTAACTTGCCTGGTGTGAACGCAGAGGGAGACCAAAATACTACAGGAAACGCAGCAACTGCTACAACAGCAGCAGCTTGGACAACTGCTAGAACATTATCCTTTACAGGTGATGTTACTGGTACAGGTTCTGTAGATGGTTCAGGAGATGTTGCTACAGCATTAACTATTGCAGCTAATAGTGTTGCACTAGGAACAGATACTACTGGTAATTATATGGCGCAAGTAAGTGGAGGAGATGGTATTACTGTTTCTCACTCACAGGGAGAGGGCTCAACAGCTACAATCACTGGAACGGCTATATATAATGTTAGTGGTACTAAATTAAATTAAGGTAGGTAGAAGATGGCTTTAGCTAGCAGAACAGACTTACAGGACTATTGCCTTAGGAGACTAGGGCATCCTGTAATAGAAATAAATGTTGATGAGAGTCAACTCTCGGATCGTATGGACGACTCCTTGCAGTTCTTTCAAGAGTATCATTTCGATGGTGTAGAAAAAACATTTGTCAAACATCAAGTAGTGGGTTCTAAGATAAAGCTTACTGCCAACCTAGCTGGTAATTTTACTAGGGGAGAGGATTTGGTGGGCGGAACTTCCGGTGCCATTGCCAAAGCAGACAGTTCGGACTCTACGGGTCAGTTCATATATGTGGAGTTAATGAAATCTGGAACTTTCGTTGCATCAGAACAAATCACTGGTAGTATATCAGGAGCTACAGCGACATTGGGCGCAACGGATTTTTATATTAAGGGAGATATCGAAAACGGATATCTCCCTATTTCTAATAACATATTAGGAATAACAAGAGTATTTAATTTCGGTGGAGCAGCTACCAACAATACAAAAGATGGACAGCTGTTTGATATGATGTATCAATTTAGAATGAACGATCTATATAACTTAATGGGAGCAGACATGATATATTATTCAGTCGTACAATCTCATTTAACAACACTAGAAAAACTATTAACAGGTGATAGACAAATTCGTTTTAATAGAAAGACTGATAAACTTTATATAGATACTGATTGGGATAAAACATTTAATATAGGAGACTTTATTGTTGCAGAGGCATACGCTATTGTAGATCCAGCAACATATTCAGAAGTCTATGATGATATGTTTCTTAAGAAATATACAACAGCATTATTTAAAAAACAATGGGGCGATAATCTGAAAAAGTTTGCAGGTATACAGATGCCAGGTGGAGTGACTCTAAACGGAGAAACCATATACAACGAGGCAATACAAGAGATACAGGCAATAGAATCAGAAATGCAACTACGATATGAATTGCCACCTCAGTTTATGATAGGATAATCTTATGCCAACCAATTTCTTTTTTCAAAATGGCACGGGTATAGGTAACACAGCAGAGGGTCGCCTAATAGAGGACCTTATCATCGAGAGTCTAAAAATATATGGACACGATGTTTTTTACTTACCCAGAACCATAATTAAAAAGGATACAATCTTTGATGAAGATACTTTGTCAAGATTTACACAGGCATATCCTTTAGAAATGTATTTGGAAAATGTACAAGGCTTTGAAGGACAAGGCGATATCTTCACACGATTTGGTATGGAAGTTAGAGATCAAGCTACTTTTATATTAGCAAAAAGAAGATGGGAAGACATGGTACAAAGACAAGCTATTGTACCTACACAAGCAGCTAGACCTTCCGAAGGAGATTTAATTTACTTTGACAAAACAAAGTCATTGTTTGAAATTAAATATGTAGATTTTCAAAATCCATTTTATCAAGCAAATGCTATACATGTATTTAGATTGACAGTTGAACTATTCGAGTACAGCTCAGAAGATATGGCTACAGGTATTGAAGCTATAGATGGCATAGAAACAAAATACTCTCAAGACATGTTAGAGTATCAACTTAAAACAGAAGATAATTACTTATTACTTAAAGAAGATAGTGGAAGTTTAATTAGTGAGGCTTATCAAACATCAGTATCAGAACCAATAGACAACCAGGACTTTGATAACTTACTAACACTAGAAGGTATATTAGACTTCAGTGAACGAAATCCATTTGGTGAGATAGGAGCTTAGTATGTTTAAGGATAAACATTTTTATAATCAACATATACGAAAAGCTATTATATCCTTTGGTACAATATTCAATGATATAAACATTGAAAGAAAGAATTCAGCGGGTGCAGTTACACAAGCACTAAGAGTCCCTTTATCTTATTCTACAAAACAAAAGTTTATGACTAGGATAGCAAGGGTAACAGATACAACTACTAGAGGCGAAGTAGCGTTAACACTACCTAGAATGGGGTTTGAAATTAACGGTTTAAACTATGACCCTGCTAGAAAAGTAGGACCTATACAAAAAACAAAAGTAGTAGGTACAGGAGATGATGTCAATACAGTAAGACAAGTATTTGCATCGGCTCCATGGAACATGGATTTAGCATTATATATATTTGCGAAGAACCAAGATGATGGATTACAGATACTGGAACAAATACTTCCTTATTTTAATCCTGATTTTAATATTACAATAAATGATCTCCCTGCAATGGGAATCAAAAGAGATTTAAAAATTACATTAGATAATGTTAGTTATGAAGATGAATACGAAGGCGAATACGCCAACAGACTTAGTGTCGTTTGGACACTTAACTTTACTATGAGACTTAATTTTTATAGCCATGTAAGTAATGCAGAAGTAATTAAAACTGCTATTGCTAATATATTTAATGAAGACGGTAACGAATTAACACCATTTAGTCTCAGTAAAACTGGAAGTAATAAAGGAACTGTAACAGCAAGTGTTAATCCTTTATCAGCCACACCGGCTGACTCGTATACATTCTTGGAGGAATTTGATGAAAACTACGAAGAATAGTGGCTTTGAAGAATTAGACAAAGCATTTAAAACAAAAGAAATAACAAAAGCTTTAGAAACTAATCTTAAAAAATCTGAAGAAGAAAGACAACTACCAGCAATAGATATGTCTGAGGCAGATAAAGAAAAGCTACACGCAAAACAACAAGAAGAAGACTTACAATACGCTAGGAGTATACTTAAACAGGCTGAGGCATATAATGCTGAGGCTATTGAAGGTATATTACACATAGCTAGAAACTCAGATCAACCTCGTGCTTATGAAGTAGCAGGTGGATTAATTAAAAACTTACAAGACACAGCTAAGGACATGCTAGAAGTACAGGAAAAGCATAAGCGTATATCTGGTGTTGATCCTAAAGGTAAACAAATTACAACACAGAACAACATGTTTGTAGGTAGTACAAAAGAATTATTAAAAGCATTAAAAGGCGAACAAGCTAAAGACATTATAGAAGGCGAAGTACAAGACGATAATGGCACAACCTGAACAAGTATCATATCACGGTAATCCTAATCTTAAACCATTAGCATATCAGCATGATTTCACAGCAGAAGAAATATCTGAGTATGTCAAATGTCAGAAAGATCCTAAGTATTTTATAGAAAACTATGTCAAGATTGTTACACTAGACAAAGGATTACAACCATTTAAATTATTCGATTGTCAGAAAGGCAAAGTAGATCTCATAATGAATGAGAGAAAAGTAATTTTAATGGAAGGTAGACAGCAAGGTAAAACAGTAACAGCAGCTGCGTGTATATTACACTACACAATATTCCAAGAAGATAAAACAGTAGCTATTATGGCTAACAAAGCCTCAGCAGCTAGGGAAGTATTAAACAGATACCAAATTATGTATGAGAACTTACCTCTGTGGATGCAACAGGGTGTTAGAGTATGGAATAAGGGTGATGTAGAATTAGAGAACAATAGTAAAGTACTCTCAGCAGCTACAACAGCATCCGCTATTCGTGGTAAATCAGTTAACTGGTTGTACATTGATGAGGCAGCAATCATACCTAACAACATAGCAGACGAGTTCTT